TTGCATCCTTCGAACCATAAATGGCTTCGAGGACCTGGGCTTCCGGGTAGACCGGGGAAGCCTTGTGTTTGAACCCGGAGAGCTCGACGTGAACGGCGTTTTTATTGCCTTTCGATTCCGGCCGACCGACAAAATTATTCCGATATATGGGGTGTAGCATGGAAACGCTTATTGCGCTTTTGGGCGCCTGGGTCCTTATCACGGCGATGATGATTCACCAGGACCGAACCAAGTGAGCAACGAAGGAATATATTGGAGCGCGGCGTCGCGCTGGCTAATTCATTTATGGGGGCGATGTATGACCTTTGCGAAACTTACGAAGGCGATGGAAGCCACGGGCGTATTTTGGCTGAAGGTAGCACCCCTGGTGCGAGAGATGGTCCACCACTACCAGGACATTATATCGGCCGGCAAATTGACCGAGCGCGATATCGAGGAAGGACGCGAGAGAGTACGCGATTTTCGCAAAGCGCTGGGGGACGGGCCGAAATGACTGAAAGTGTTTACTTTACATGGAATCTTTTTGTGTCGCCGGTTTTTATTTTGATACTTGGAATTTACATCAATAGGCTGTTAGCCAGGGGCGACAAGGCCCACGAACTTAGAAACCAACGGATAGACGAGAAATTTAAAGAAGCCGCGGAGCAGTTTGTGAAAATAGATTCAAAGCTCACCAGGTATTGCACAGAATCAGAAAAGAAATCAGACGAGCTTTGGAGGGCTCTGTCAACGCACGGCCATAAGGGCTTGAAGGGCGAGGATAGAGAGGTCACGATTCATACATGAACGTCCGGGACTACATTAAGAGCCACGAAGGCTTTTCTTTTAAGGTTTACCTTTGTCCCGCCGGCCACCCGACTATCGGCTGGGGCCATAAGCTACTGAAACACGAACTGGACGAATTTAAGGACGGTATCGACACGGACCGGGCGGAAAACTTACTGGACCTGGACATGGCCGCGGCAGAACAGGACGCCCGAAACCTTTTTAAAAACTTCGAGGACCTTTCCGATAACCGCAAAGGCGTCTTAATCGACATGGCCTTTAACCTGGGCTGGAAAGGACTTTCGAAATTTAAAAGGCTCCGGCTGGCCGTTCTACATGAGGACTTCGAGCAGGCGGCGAAACAGATTCTCCTTAGTAAGTATGCGACCCAGGTAAAACGCCGCGCCACCGAAAACGCTAAAAATATGTTGGAGGGATAACATGAAATTCTTTTGCAAATCAGAAACACTTTCCCCGTTGGTTGCCTTAGCCGCCTTCGACGCCGGCTACTTGCTGGCTAAGAACGACCGGGACCTGGCCGTCAGCGCCATTTCGGTTGTCGATGGTATCCTGGCCCTCATCGACAAGGGCTCCGACGCCGGCAGTATCAATGCCGCTTTCCAGGAAGCCGTGAAGGCCCTGGTGAACGAGCACGTCAAGGACCCGCTTGTGAAAATGAACCTTCTTGCGGTCCTTGAGATGGTCGGCATCGAAATCACGGCCCCGGACATGAAGGTCCTCGAGGTCGGCGAAATCAAGGGCCTGGTTAGCAACTTCAAGGCTGGGGTCCTGGCTTACAAATGAACCTTCGGGCCGGCGACTACTTCGCTGTTAGCGGGACGTCCCTTATCGCAAAGCTGATAAGGCTTAAACAAAGGCTTTCGTCCCTGGACAGCAAAGCGGAATTTAACCACGCGGGCATTATCCTTGACGATTGCGGCAATACCTTCGAAAGCCTGGGGCATATCGACCACTATCATATCGACCAATATGTCGGCCGGCCGATTATGATTGCCCGCTATCACAAGATGGACCCCGAGCGCTTCGAGTCTGGGATGAAAGAGGTCCTTCGGTATGACGGTAAGATTTATCCGTTTTGGCGACTACCGCTTCACCTTATCGGCCTGGGGAAATTCTTTCGCCTAACCTTCCCTGTTTGCTCCGAACTTGTCGGAGAACACGCTTACTTTGCCGGCGTCCACAACGCGAGGGGCTGGGGCTGGAACCCTGATAACCTGGCCGACCTTTGGGACATAAGCAAGTACGTCGACGTCCTCTATAAGGGGACGTGGAAAGGAGTAAAAGGAACATGGACGACCTGATTGAAAGATTGAAAGACCTTAAAACGACCGTTGCCGCACTGGTGGGCTCTGCCATTTTGCTTATCGACGAGATGGGATACACGCTGACAATCCCTTCGGACAAGGTAACGAAGTATGCCCTGGCCGCGGCCTTCATCGGACTTTTGCTTTCGGGCGGAAAGAAGAAAGCCGAGTAGTGACGAATCAAGAAAAAATCCAGGCAGAGTTAAAAGAGATTGCCGCAAAAGAAGTAGCGCTAAAGGAGCGCCTTCTTAAATACCAACAGGACAACGCGATAGAGTATTTCGTCCGCCCTAACCCGCCCCAGCAAAAACTTCTCGAGGCCTGGGACAAAGAGCAATACAAGGTATTTACATTCACCGGGGCGAACAGGACGGGCAAGACTACTATCGCAACCATCATCGGCATTTCATGTATGCGTGGCTTTTGGCCCTGGGACAAGCGGCCGATAGCCTTCCCCCACAATCAGCCGAGAAAGATTCGTTACGTGGGTCAGGCATGGGAAAGCCATATCAAAACCGTCGTCGAGCCGGCCCTGAAAAAGTGGTGGCCGAAGGCGGTTCCGGTTGAAACGAAGAAAAATAACCAGGGCGTCGATGCTGTTTGGATTGATAAACAAACCAAGTCGACCCTCGAGGTCCTGTCAAACAATCAGATAAGCGATACCTTTGAGGGCTGGGAAGGCGACGTCGTTATTTACGATGAGCCGCCGAACCGCGAAAACCGTATCGCGTGCGCCCGCGGTCTTGTGGACCGGAAAGGCCGAGAGCTTTTCGTCGCTACCCTTCTGAAAGAGGCCTGGATACATCGAGAAATTATCAAGATGAAAACCGAGGACGGCCGGCCGGACCCCAGCGTGTTTAACGTCCACGGCATCATCGACGATAACGTCGGCTACGGGCTCACCCAAGAAGGCGTCGACCAATTTGCGAAATCCCTTCGAGCCGATGAGAAGCAGGCCCGCCTTAAGGGTATCCCGTCTTATATGTCGACCCTGGTATGGGGCAAGTTTGACCGCGAAACTCATATCAAAGAGGATTTCAAAATTCCCCTTGATTGGATTGTGGACACACAGATTGACTTTCACCCGGCAAAGCCCTGGTACGTGCAGTTTTTGGCGACCGATAAACGTAACTTCAAATACGTTTGTCACGAAATAGTCGAGAAGGGCAACCCGAAGTATATCGCCGAGAAGGTCATTCGCTACTTCAAACAGAATATGCTTCGGCCCGGCGTCATTCAGATTGACCCGCTATCAAAGGGCGACCCCAATGCAGACGACGACACCGTTTACCAAAAGATGTTTCAGGAATTTGCTTCGCACGGTTTTGTTTTGGAAACTGCTTCGAAGGATAAAGAGAATGGGATTGCCGCAATAAACGATTGGCTTCTGACCGAGAATGAAATGCCGTGCTTATTTTTCTTCCGGTCGTGCGGTCACACAATTCAGCAAGTCGAAGATTATATGTATGACCCCGACACGCTGAAGCCCTCAAAAGAAGATGATGATATGTGTGAGTGTTTATATCGGCACGGGCTACTTAACACCCAATGGTATCCGATAAGCCTGGGGACCGAGCAGGCAGGCAAACGACTTTTATAGGGGAGAGCGATGGACGAAGAAAGAGAAAACACCCAGGCGGCGGCAGACGACGAAGAAATAAAGTCGATGCTGGGCCAGGATATAGCTAACGCCGAGGGACTTCAAGGTGAACTGAGGACCCAGCGCGAGCTTTTCTATAAGCACTACCGCGGGGAGCCCTACGGCAACGAGCAAGAAGGCTGGTCGTCCAGCGTGGCCCCGGTTATCTTTAATAACCTTCAGGGCTCTATGCCGAGCCTCATGGAAATTTTCGATGAGGACTTCTTTGTTATTCGCGGCGACAACGAGGACCGGGCTAAGAAACTTCAGAAATTGCTTTACGTCCAAATGTTTCACAAACAGGACGGTTTCAAAGCAATGTACGACTTCTTGTATGATTGCAACCTTTATCACTACGGCATCATCAAGGTTTACAAGAAAGAGGATTACGACCTGGAACAGCTTTCGGTCCCGTCGATGGACCAGGCTCAGTTTCAGGCCGTTTCGCAACAGCCGGACGTGCAGATTACAAAGTATGACGAAGTGGGGGCTATCGACCCAGCCACCGGCCAGGAGAACACGACATACGAGAACGTGAAGGCCGTGCGGAAGAAGGTCATTTTTTCGGGGCCCTTCTTCGAGTGCGTCCCACCCTGGGAGTTTTACTTCACCCGCGACGCGAAGGTCGGCGCCTTCGGGACCATCGAGGCCCGCCTGGTTTACCACGAAGTCGAAAGGGAGATGGATTATATTCGCAAGAAGGAGCAGGCGAAAATCTATCGGCCCGGCTCATATCAGGCAGTAAAAGACAAGTATGCCGCGTCCGAGGGGGCCCAGGGGCTTACAGATAAAGATACCATCGTAACAATTACAGACAATTTATCGACGGACGTTGACGCCGCCCCCGAGGAAAATAAGGCCGCCCGTAAAATCAAAATAAAGGAGTGCTACTATCGCTATGACATTGACGGAGATGGGCTTCTTGAGCCTTGCATTATTCATCTTTGCGATGATGTTATACTTGCGATAACCGAAAACCCCTACGGCCGCCCGCCTTTCCGGGTTGGGGCCGTCCACCCGGAACCCCACAAGGTTATCGGTATTGCCCCGGCGAAAATCCTCGAGAATGACCAAAAGGTTATGACCAACCTTCTTCGGCTCATCCAGGACGCCGCGGCCGTTTGCACCTACCGCAACCCCGTTACAAACGACCCCAGGATGTTTACGAACCTTCAGGTCCGCAAACCCTTCTCTGTTATCATGGGCGACCCCGAAAAGCTGGGCGAAGTAAAGTCGACGCCCCCCACGGATTTCATCTTGAAGGCCTACGAGATGCTGAAGGGAGAGAACGAGGAAAAGACCGGGCAGACACGTTACAACCAGGGCCTCGACGCCGACAGCCTCAACAAGACCGCGACCGGGATTTCGCTGATTTCCAACGCTTCGGCCAAGCGTATGAGAATGACAGCGAAGCTCCTGGGCAAGGGACCTATCAAGGGGCTTATTAAAGATTTCATTTTTATAAATCAGAAATGGCCGGCGCCCCAGGAACAGATGAGGATTTTGGGGAGCCAGCTTCAGGTAAACCGGGACGACCTTTACGGCGACTATGACGTTGAAATTGACATAGGCGTCGGCCCGGCCGAGAAGCAGGCGGCGGCTAACCAGCTTGACCTTCTTATCCAATGGCAGATGCAGGCCGGCCTTAATATCGGCGTATGCACGCCCGTTCATGTCCTTCGAACCGTGCGGAGAAAATACAAACTGCTTAACGTGAACGTCGACGACCTTCTTATGACAGAAGAAGAATTTATGACGGAACAGCAGAGAAAGGCCCAGGAGCCGCAGAAGCCCAAGGTAAAGGAAATCCTGGACGTCGACCGTATCTACCCGATGCTGACCAGGATGGAGCAGATGCAAGTCCTTCAGCTTATCGGCATCCAGCCCGACCCCAACGGGACCGTCCGCGGGCTCCCGTCGGCCGAGGATGTTATGAAGGCGCAGAATGACCAGCAATGGTTACAGCTTGAATCCATGAAGGGGATGCAGGCAGCTAGGGAAAAGGCAATCGACCAGCGTATGAGTGCCCGAGAGATGATGCTGGAAAGCAAACATAAATCAATGGACCGCAAACAGGCGGCCCAGGAAAGGAAACAAAGTGGACGACAAGAACCTTAAGGCCCTGATAGACCTGGGCCGGCAGGCCGAAGAAACGCAACGCTACTTCGAGGCTAACCCGTATTTCCCCCAGGTCCTTGAAAGGGTGAAAATGGGGCTCTTTCAGACCATCCTCAGCCTTCGACCGGCGCAGAGGGATGAGTTTATGATTCTGAAAGGACGGCTTGACACCGTTTTTGAACCCCTAAACGTCATAGCGCACGACATTTTAGCCGGCCAGCGGGCCCTCGAGGAACTGGAAACCGGTAAACCGCCGGCGGAAGGGGGCATTTTATGATTCATTCGGGCAACGTCGTCGACATGATTAACAAGATGAAGAAGTTTGAGCAGAAAATCAAGGAGCAGAACGCCATTATCGAGGGACAGAACAGGCAAATCGAGGCCCAGGGGGCGGCGATAGCGAACCTTAACACCTACATTGCACGGCTCAAGACCATGAACGCCAGCATGAAGATAGCCCTCAAGAGAAAGGTTGTCAAAGATGCGGATATACCCGCTGACGAAGAATAAATACGCAGAAACAAAGAAACGATGGAACGCAAACAACCCCGGTTATCATAGAGATTGGCATTTAAGAGTATATCCGGGCGTAAAAAAAAGACAAACAGATTATATTTTAAGCCGTGGTGGTAAGTGTGAAATTTGTGGATACGATAAATGTTTAGCCGCCTTGCATTTTCACCATACAGATAACAACAAGACCCGTAGACCGGCGTTTTTAACACGCAAAAAGAATAGGACCGAAGCGGAGGAAGCAGAATTATCCTCATGCAAACTACTTTGTGCGAACTGTCATATTGAAGAACATGAGAAAGGACGTAAAAATGAGAATCTTTCCCCTCTGCATGGTCTATAACGAAGAAAAAATTTTACCTTTCTTTCTTCGCCATTACGAGCACCTTCCTGAGATACACGTTTTATTTGAAACGGACAGCGACGACCGAAGTTACGAGATTTTAACGGCCCATCCGAAGGTAAAAATAGAGAAAATTCACATTGCCGGCGGGATAGACGACGTTGAGAAGGTGAAAATAGTCAACCAGGCCATATACGCCCGCCGATATGCCGATTGGCTTTACATCCTGGACAGCGACGAGCTTATTTTCCCGGCCAAAGGAGAGGACGACACCTACTTTTTGGCCCGCCAGGACGCAAGCGGATACAACGTCGTCATGGCCTTCATGTATCAGGTCTATCGGCACGAAACAGACGCCGACCTGGACCCATCGAGGCCGCCCATCCCCCAGCGTATGCACGGGGACCCGGATGTTTTCAGCACAAAGCAAGAAGAAAACCGGGATTGCAACGCCCACTATATAAAACCAATCGTTATTAAGCCGGCAAGCGGAATACAGTATGCCCCAGGCAATCACCTTATCCTGGATAGCGCCGACGTAAACCTTTCGAGCGACGATTACGTGGGGGCCCACTTCCAAATGTGTGACCCAACGATAGCCATCCACCGCCGTATGCAGAGAAAGGCCCGGATGAGTGAAGTAAACAAAAAATACGGCTTTGGATTTCAGCACCATCATATTGATGCAGAATGGATTTTAGCCGAGTGCGCCAAGCATCTACACGACCCACTTATAACAGACTTGAGGGATAATTACCGTGAAAGAGTGTAAGCGATGTAAAAGGCTTTTGCCTAAGGATAGTTTCGCAAAACAAGCCAAAAGACACGATGGTTTATATCCCATGTGCCAAGAATGTAGCACTATTAGTGCGAGAAAAACAAGTCGAAAATTATACACCTAAATAAAATTAACGGAGAAAAACGTCAAGCAAGGGTAGACCAGCGGAAAGTAGACGCCGGTGGTAAGTGCGCCGAGTGCGGATATGACAAATATCTTGGGGCGCTTCACTTTCACCACATCAATCGAACAGACAAAACAGCCCGTGTCAGTAATAAGGCGAGGGCGGTTATCCTAAGCTCCGAAACGGCCGCAGAATTATCTAAGTGTGTTTTGCTTTGCGCCAACTGCCACGCCGAGGTGCATGGCAGAGAAAGGTTGTTATGCAAGAATATCAAGACCGGCTTCGCTTCGAATTAAGTAAATTACGGTTTTTATCTTTTGAAATTAATAACGAGTGCCCATTAACGCACGTTCACCGGGAGTGCCCCAGGAATTGTGACCGCTTTCCCAGCACCATTTATGTCCCGCCTATTGGCCCGGTAGAAATCGCCGAGTGCGCTAATTTTGCTATCGACCACGGCTTCGACGGCTGGATTAACATCCACTACTATAACGAGCCGCTGGCGACGATAGACGTAGCCGAGGAAGTAATGAACCTGATTCCCCGCGGCAAGTTTAGCTTGTGGACCAACGGGCTTTACATGAAACAGGCAAGCGACGCCTTCTTAAACCGATTCGTTCACATCATGGTCACGATATACCCGGAAACGCCGGTCGACCAGCTTGAGCGTGTTATGGGTCCGAACCATACCAACGTAGTCTTTCAGCGGGCCAACCTGGACGGCCGGGCACGCGAGGACATAACGCCCCGCTTCAATCCGCGTATCACAAGATGCAACCGCCCGGATTGGGAGCTCATCATCGACTACTACGGCGAGGGCCATTTTTGTTGCGGAGATTGGCGGGCGGAAATCGAAATCGGGAACATCCAGGTCGATAAGCTCGAAACCTTCTTCGACAAGTGGGTTTACAAAAAACGAAAGCTGGCCCGCGTCCTGTCCCACGTCACGCCGGCGTCTTTCGAGAAAGGAAACGACGGCGAGATACCGGACGTCTGTAAACTCTGCCTAACCCGGTCGCCGTGGATTAGCCAGGTATGAGTGCAAAAATACTTTTCCTGTTAAAAGAACAGCCGAAGGTAGAGCCCCTGGGCATCCTGTATTTGTCGGCCGCCTTGCAGGCCGAAGGCCACGGAGTAGGCGTCGGATACGGCATAGACCACGAAGGGCTAATAGGTGCGCCGGACTACGTAGCCTATTCAGTTATGACCGGGGACCGCGACTACTTTCTCACCCTAAACCGTGAGCTTAAAAGCCGGTATGAGTTTATATCTGTTTTCGGCGGCCCGGACCCGACCTTCTTTCCCGAGGCCTACCGCGACAACCAGGACGTCGACGTCTTTGTCCGGGGCGAAGGAGAAGAAGCCTTCCCGGCTATAATCCGCGAGAACCTGGACGGTGAAATTATCGGCTACCCGGTTAATATCGACGACCTACCACACCCGGACCGGGCGCTTTTCCCGACCAAGATACATCATTTTATTGCTTCCCGCGGTTGCCCCTTCTCATGCACCTATTGTTTTAATTCGAAGTGGAAAAAACTTTTTGAGGACAAGCGGGTCCGTTACAGGAACATGGACGACCTGATGATGGAGATAAACGACGCTAAACCTTCTTTCGTCTATTTCCAGGACGATTGCTTCGGGGCCTCGAGAAAGTGGTTGAAGCGCTTTGTCCGTGAATATCCCAAGATACCTTACCATTGTCACCTTCGCGCCGACACCCTGGACGACGAATACATTGCCCTACTGCATGAATCGAATTGCGTTAGCGCCCACGTTGCCCTGGAAACGGCAAACGAGGAATACCGGAAGAAAATCCTGGGCCGGCGAATGTCAAATCAAACCGTTGTCGAGGCCTGCAAGAAACTTCAGGACGCCGGCATAAGGATAATGCTTCAAAACATGATAGGCCTTCCGGGAACCACCATAGACAACGATTTAGAAACCCTGGACTTTAACCGGATAATTCAACCTCATTACGCCTGGTGCAGTATTTACCAGCCATACCCCGGAACGGTCCTCGGGGACGAGTGCTATAAGAAAGGCATTGTGAACCACGAACCAGGACAAACCTTTTTTGAAACGTCGCCGCTGAATTTCGACGCCGAGCACATAAGGCAGTTAGAAGTTTTACAGAAGGAATTTGCGATTGCGGTGAAACACGATTATCCACCCTGGCCGCTTACACCGAAAGCCTTTATGTCACGGGTCTATCAGGTGGGTCGGGCAGAAGCCGACAAGATTCTGTTTCAGGAGATGATATAAAAATGGAAATGACCCCCGGCGAAATAGTGGACCGCTACACCATTTTGCGAATGAAGGCCGCCCAGGCTCCCGAGCTTTTCCCGGAGCTTTCGAAATACTCCGACGAAATCGTTAAGCTAAACATTATGAGGATATGGCCGTTTGCACTAATCCTCATGGAGATGAACGCAAAAATATGGATGCTGGAAGCCGACATTAGAAACGGAAAGGAAATGCCTCTCGAGGAAGTCGGCAAGCGTGCCCTGGCTATCAGGGACCTTAACAAGAACCGCGTTTTAGCAAAAGCCGAAATAGACAAAATCT